ATTATACTACAAATAATAACAATAAAGCTACAAGAAATGCAAAGATTCCAAGTGCTTCAGCAAACGCAATACCAACAAACATATTAGCATTTTGTTCACCAGAACGATGTGGCAATGTTAAAGCCGATGATAAGAACGACCCAACAATGTTTCCAACACCAATGGCGGCAAGTCCCATACCAAAAGCGGCAAATCCTGCTCCGATATAAGCACCCATTTGAACAACGTTACCTTCCATTACGCAAATCCTTTAGATTCATCATAACGCGCTTTGCTTCTTCATGGTAACCCATTCTTGTAAGCTCAGCAGCTGCTCTTGAGTGGCCAATAATTTCTGCTGTTTTCAATATATGTAAGAATACATCAATTAGCTCTTGTTTTAGTGACCACCAATAATAACTTGTTGTTCTAGCCGTCATTACACCCATCCTTTTAAGTTTGGATTTTCACTATGAGCGATATGCCAAATATCTCCTCTTGAAATTCCAATATCAGCTAAGTCTTTATCGTTTAAAGCTGATAACTCATTGAATGTTTGTCGTGCTATCTTTCTTTTTTGTCTTGCTTCACCGATTGACTTAAAAAAGTCAAAGATGACCTCAACGGTTTTCGTTAAGTAGCTGTGCGCTACCAATACTGCCTGTGTCATTGTTTTTCCTCGTTTGACCGATTTCGATTTTACGAGGACGCATTTCTTCAGGAATGATATACTTCAATTCAATTGCAAGTATGCCATCCTGAATATCTGCTCCGAGTACATTTACATGTTCGGACAGCCGGAACGTGCGTTTAAACTTCTTCGTAGAAATACCACGATGAATAAACTCACGACCCTTGGACACATGTTCTCCTGTGACTGTCAATGTTCGGTCTTTGACCTCTACATTGATTTCATCTCTTGTGAATCCAGCAATAGCAAGCTCGATGAGGTAATCGTTCTCATCTGTCTTAATAATATTGTGGGGTGGATAATGGTCTTGTGCGTGCTTTGCTGTCCATTCTAGTTCATTGAACAAATGGTCAAAACCAACAAAAGATGACCGCGGGAAAAGTGTTTGTAAGCCTGTCATATTTATCTCCTTTATACAAGCAAGATTAGAATGTAACCGGAGTATTCCGCATTACATTATTATTTATATATTCAAGCTATTACCTGACGGCATAGCAGCTATTTACGCCCGATATTATACTTTGGACATAATTCCCAATGATCTTTTTCTTTAAAAGATATAATTTTAATCTGTCTTAGCGGTGATAATGGTTGAACACTTTCTAAATTCTCAATACTAACTAATCCCCAATCTGACATTAATGTTGCTATAGTATTTCTTCTAGCAATATCTGATTCTTCAAGATTAGCTTTTTTACCATCTAACAAAAATAATTCTTTAAAATGTACAATGAAATATCTCCCCTGCTTATGTAAAATATGGCAAGATTGATATAGTTTTTTATCTTTCCGAGAGGCTACACCGATACGTGTAAGAGTTTCCCTTACTTTTAAAAAATCGTCCGGTTCATTGAGTGTTACTTCCAGCATGGTGCTTGGTGTCCACTCTACTAGTGTTTCAGTTTCAGTCATTTTTCAACTCACTTATTATTATATTACTCATGATTATCATTCATGATAGTTCTATTTATAATATATGAATTTTAGGGTTTTCGGCCACCCTTACTGACTTTTCTCCTTAAAACATTTAGTTGATCAGGTGTAAGAATTTTTAAAACTTCAAGAGCTTTTTCTTTTGAATATCCATAATAAATTGAAACAACTTCAGCATCTGGTGTTTTATCTGCTTTATTCCATTTTGAAAATCTTTTACGTTTGCGTACTATTTGTCTTAAAAAATCATATTGCATTTTAGAATCAAGATGAGAGTATCTATTCATCTCATTGGCATATATTACTGTATCATTGAAATATGATAGACCACGGTTTACCATAAATGAATTATATGCCTTTTCATCTAGATCATCATTCATTATATTTTTCTTAGTAGAATTAATAGAATTTAAATAATCAAAATGATTCATGAGCCAATAGCCTGTACTAATGATTGCATTCTCATAACATCTAAAGCGATATCATGTCTTGGATCATGGTGTTGAAAGCTTTCACAATTTGGGGGCATAAATTTATTATCAAGATCAGAACCCCAAGCTAAACCTTCGATGATAGAACGAGTATCTCTAATTTCCCACCATTGATATGGCATTGGGTTGTTAGTTTGTCTCATGATATGTTCAAGAATCATAGGATCAAAAGTATTTCCTCGTGTGTAAACCTTTCTTATATTTGCGCTTTTATTTACAATAAAGAAATTATACAATGTACTAATTGAAACATCTTCATCACTTGGTATTAGTTGTGATTTAGCTACATCACCTTGTTTGTTCCACCATTCTAGAGTCGACTTATCAATTTTACGATTGAATGTTTTAACTTGTTCTTCTACATTAAATTTAATAAAATGTGTCTGTTCAACTAATTCGTCAAACTTATAAGATATCTCACTGTCAAATCTAGTTTCAGAAAAGTTTAACATTGCCATAGAAATAACAACTCCATTTGTTTGATCTTGAGATAATGTTTCAAAATCAAATATTAAGGCGTTATTTAAACCATCATATTTTGTCATTAGTTAAACTCCACGTTTGCCATTATTTCAGTCATGCAAGCAACAACGTTCAATTCATGATCTGCAACAAAAGCATTTTTATATTGATAATCAGCAAGTATTAAAACTATTTGTGGAATAGATTGAGGCTTCACGGCTTCATACATTCTATCGTATACTCCACGAAATATTGATGATGCATCGGTATCAATATTATTTACAACCCAAGATCTCATTCTTTTGAAGTCTTTGGTTTTTAGAAATGTCACAAGATTTTGAAAAGATTCATCACCAATATTAACTAGAATACCAGCATCAATCTTACCACCAATTGAATATCTTTGACATTCATTAAGTACCCTACGCCAATCTGGACCATATTTCATGATTAGATTAGCAAGTACTTTATCTTCGTATTCAACGCTTTCTTTTTCAAGAATATCTTTTAGCCTAGCCATCATTTGACCAGCCAAAGGTGCCATATCTTTCTTACTTGTATTGAATTCATATACTGAACATCTAGAATGTAGAGGCTCAATGATTCTATTTTTAAAATTACAAGTAAGAATAAACCTGCAGTTATTCGCAAATTCTTCAATAAATCCGCGAAGGGCAGGTTGAGTTGATTGTGGATTTAGATAATCCGCTTCATCTAGTATTACTACTTTGTATCCACCAGACAAAGAAACAGAAGAGGCAAATTGTTTTATCTTCGTGCGAAGAGTATCAATATTGCCTTCTTCTGAACCGTTAACAAGAATATAATCGAGATCAAGCTCGTTACACATTGCTTTTGCAACAGTAGTTTTGCCTAGACCAGCAGTACCGCTAAATAACATGTTTGGTACTTCGCCGGTCTTGACAATATTCTTAAATATAGTTTTTAGTTTTTCTGGTAAGATAGTTTGTTCAATAGTTTGTGGCCGATATTTTTCAACCCACAAGAAATCATCATTCATAATATAAAACTATCCTTTTTACTCTTCAGCTTGTTCCTGTTTCCAAGCTTCTACAATTTGCACACCTTGTGTACATTGATCACGTAGGTTACCAATGGTTGAAAGTTCTTCACCACGAAAACCACCACGCTGAGTGATTGTATCAATAATAGCAATAGTGCTACGAGAGATTTGATTCATAAGCTCCATTGCTCGTTTTTGTTCTTCATTATCAGACATTAATTATTCTCCATATGTTGATGTCTTTTCAAGAGCGATCCAATACTTCAAGTCAGTTTCAGAATTGGTAAACTTCGAAATTAGTTTAGATGAAATCTCAACCTCATAATCACCTGGAGTCATTTTAAGGTTTGAGATATTAAATATAAAGTTGTATTTATCAGTGTTTGCAGAGCCCTCCACATCGATAGAAAAAGAATTTGCGGTTGAATTTTCGGTAGAAGTAACTGTAAGAGATACTGCACTTCCACTTGGTGATACTTGAAGTTCATTATGACCCAGCGCGGAAGCTGCACGTTTGATTTTATTCAAGGTATCATTATCAAGAGAGAATCTTACATCTGTATCTGGCATTTTTACTTCTTTAGATGGTGCAGTAAGCATCTCAGTATCTGAAAAGTAGTAACGTACTTTTGATCTGCCTGTAGAATCACCAATAAGTACAGAAGTATCTTCAAATTTTAAACGAGGTGTATCAACAAGACCTAATACATTTAAGAATTCGTTTAAATCATAAATGCCAAACCTAGAAGGAAACACTTCGCTGATCGTAGATTTTGAAAGAACATTTTTAGCTTCAGTGATAGTCTGAAGTGTATTACCTTCTTCAACCACAAGATTAGAATTGATAGAGGCATAGTTCTTCAATACCTGAAGTGTTGAATCACTTAGTTCCATTATATATTTTCTCCTTTTGAAATCATAGAACTATTATATACTATTTTAGACTGTTTGTAAACTATCATTTAGCAAATTTTCTAATATTTCTAAACATTGTTTGCTATTATCTTCTGCTCCTCTTATAATAGCATTCTTAACACAGTTACGTGTATATTCTAGAGGATAGCGTTTGCCTGCTTTATCCATACCAGTGTTTATAAGATATACATTACAATCATTAGCATGAATTTTTTGCATAAGTAAATCACTATATTCTTTTATTCTTCTTGGCATAAACGGAGAACCATAACATGGACTAAATGTAGCTTTGATTTCATTACTACCAGCTTCTGTTCCTGGCATCTGGCTGGTATAACCAGTTTCAAAAAATCTTCTGATAGTATCCCGTTTAATTTTACTTACCGGTGGAAATAGTCCTTTAGCATCCATAGTCAAAAAGAATATATTGTCTGGATGATCGAACTCTCTTTGTAATCTATGTGAATTTTCTACGCAATCAATGGGATAACTTAATCTAGCATTTGGCACACCTGGATTCTCAACTACAAGTGTTTCTCTTTTTCTCGCTAACTCTACTGCATCAAAAATAGTTTTATGAGTTTCAGGTGTTAATCCTTCACTTTTAGCATAACAACCAGTTTCAATCATTTCAATTCCATAATGATTCCAAGATATTTCATCGTCACCAATAAGATTAAAATCAGGATCACT